CTGCTCGCCTAAGGTTGCAAATGCAGGAAAATAAAAATCATATCGTGTTGATCTAGACCACATACGTGCAAGCCCTTGCTGATACGTAAGATCAGCACGTACAGAAACTAAACCAATAATCACTCCATGTTCAGTTGCTGAATAAGTAAATCCATGATTATGAGCAAGGGCAGTACCCATAGCAGCAAGTGTACCAAGAGGGGCAGTCGTTCCAGAGGCATTAGTACCCGATGTTTGAGCAATCGGGTTAATGTTGAGGTTGGTTGATCCACCTCCAATATACTCTGGACGCTGTAAACGAGCATCAGGAGAAATAACACCAAAATGGCTACGAATAATTTCAGTATATCGAGTGCCTCCACGTGCATCCCTTTCCAAAAGTTTTTGAATCTGAAATGATTGACGTAATTGATTAATTGTTGCTGCTGTTGCCGTGGATAAATCGGCAAGCAGACCTGATTCATACTTAATATCTTCGCCGTTTGTCCATCCTGCATTTGAAACAATGACATTAGGACCGGTAGTACCGGCAACACGTGTTACACCTATATTGTTTGATGTTATACCTTTGAAACCTACTGCAGCTCCCGTAGAAATAATTGGAGCTGTTGTGCCTAAAGGTAATGATACTGATGAACCTTTTTGAGGCCATGGAAGAGATGAAGTAAAGTAATCTTTCCTTTTTCCTCTACGTAATAATGTGTAATTTGTTACTGTATCAGGGCCGTCACCAGTATCAACAACAACTGAATTTTGTAAATTCTCATCTCTAAACCATTCATTCCAAATCAAGTTATACGCACGAGGCCAAAAAGCGCAATGGGATACCGTTCCAGTATTGGACACCTGTCCCACTGTGGGCAAACCCATATAATCTTGTAAAGAACCTACAGCATATCCGCCAGTTGGCGATACTTGTTGGGGAACAACATACGAAATCGAATCACTTGGATTCGCTTGTTGTCCCATAAATTTTTGCCAATTAGACCAAATCAAACGATTTGGAACAAAGAAAAAGAAACTATCCAAATGCATGTTATCCATGATTGGAAAAATTGGAGTACTAAGACGGGCAAATGCCGTCATATTCAACCGAAATGTATCACCGGGAAGCATCTCATCTACGTACACAGGTACCAAATAACCAGCATCAAATGTAGTTTTATGAGTTGATTGACAATCAAATGACGACCGAGGTATATCGGCCTTGGGAATCATCGTAAATTGATGAACATCTATTGACTTATTACGGTGCATTTTAACGGGCTCCTAGGCTTATTCCGTCCCACCTAAAGGTGAGACGGCTTGTTTAAATCATTCTTGATTAATTTTCACTTGTTTACCCAAAGATAACAACTTTGGTTGTTCATGTAAAGCAAAAAGACCAGTATTGTCGTCAAATTCGCCAAATTCATATAAATCAAAGTCGTCTGGATGGTTAAATAACTGATTTTCCGGATCTTTTCTATTAACTTCATCTGAAAAGCTCCTAATTGCAACACCAACTGACGGTACAAACATTGGACGACCATAAGCATCAGCTGCACGGTCTTTTACTGAACAAAGTACTAATTTCATGTGAGGCTCCTAAGTAAGGTTACGTTTGAGTTTTTGCAGTTTAGCTTTTACGACTTGTTCCTTAACAGCCAGTCGCTCTAACGTATTGTCTGCATGATTAAGTTTAGCAGACTTTTCACGAATGTAAAGCAGTTCGTCAAACTCATATGGATTATCTATTTTATATTTTTTATCATAATATTTAGGAGGTTTGACTTTTTTTCCACGAACTACAACATAGTCGTGTGGATATACATCGGAAGTATATTGCTTATACCATTCGTATCCTATACCGGGTTTAAGACTCATCTTGGTAAATTCGGGTTTACGCTTAATGATTTCCCCTGATTCAGGGTCAATCTCTGTATAATGACTTTCAGCATTTTTTCCAGTTACTTTTTTCATAATGTATCGAGCCACGTAGGCTGCGGATTCGAAAGTAACGTCTCCAATGGAGGAATAACCAAATGGCCAGAGTAATTCAAGGTCTTGGGATCTATATAAGAGACTATCAGCGGAAGTCCGTTTCCATAATTTCTTATCATTGAAATCGAGTCCGAAGATACAGGCGTGCCAATGCGGACGGCCAAAGTTTTCACCATATTCTCCAGCCATGTAATAACGTATTCTTCGTCCAGGATACCGTTTTCGTAATCTTTTAATAAAGAGCTGAAAGTCTCGATAGTGTAATGATCTATCGCTTGGGAGATGTGCATCGTCATAAGTGAGGGTTATAAAACAATTTTTTTCATGCATTTGAGCTTCGTGCATACAACGAATTGCCCACTGTCGTGAGCGTTCAAGCCTGCAGCCAACACATTGTCCGCAGGGTAAAGATAATGATTTGACAGTATCATGTCTTTTAGATTCATAAAAGACAATTGATCCATCAGCGCATTGAAATGCGCTTAAAGGGTGATAACAAGGCATGTGAGGTACCCATTTTAGTTAATTAAAGACGCCAGCCACCACGATGTGGGGCTTTTTGCATATTTGCAGCTTTAGTGCGTTTAGCAGTACGGCGAAATGACTTTGCCGACTTGCGTTTATTTACAGGTTTTCTATACATCATTTTTAGCTCCTCGGTTAATTGACATTTACGGTTTAGTGTCACCTAGCACAGTTACATCAAGTAAGGCAACTGTGCTACGGCTTATTCAGCCGCCTTTTCAGGTGTGACTAACGCAGCTTCTACGCCTTCGGCAGCTGCTTTTTCGACCAAACCAAGTTCCTCGGCTTCTGGTCTATTATTCTCGTTCTCAAGGAACTCAATCAATTTTGATGGGTCGTTCTCAAAACGAGCCCGAATTTGGGCTGGTAATGCCTCAAATTCATCTTGAGCCGCGATAACGCGGTTAAGTGCGGTATGGTAGTCACCAATACCGCTAAAATCGCCATAACGAGGCGATAATGGGCTTTCAGGTAGAAGCCCAGTAATATTAAACCGCTCCAAAATAGTATTTATGTCGCATTCTTCTTTGTAATGCTGCTGAGCCAGAGAAGGCTCCTCACAAGCCAACCCTGACTCATTTGATGCAGCATCTGTATCGTAGTTATAAGGGGTACGTAAAAATAAAGAGTTTTTACTCATTTTTTGCTTCCTCCAAAAGGTATTAATAAGGATGGATTCTGTCTAACACGACTAATTGCACGTTTAATGTCCCGATACCAATAAGGATCGGTACTGGGTGCAATATTCTCTTTAACATTAACTGTTGTAGCCTTAGCCTGTTCAGTTTGAGCTTGTACAAAAGGCTTTTGTACACGTAATACGGCAATCTCAGCAATCAACTTATTTAACATTTCTTGCATGTTTATATATTGCTGTTTACTTAATTCAGTGTCTGCCAATATTTTTTGAATATTGACAGCAGTCTGAATAGTGTCAGCTTCAGTTTTCAAAGTAGCTGCACTTGTGTTTTGAGTTAAAGCATCCTTTTGATCTAACTCAGCATTTGTCATAGCCATAGACTGATATCCCTGCACAGCAGATGCTAAAGTGTTACCCACTTTAGCTGTGGACACCTGCCCCATCGCTCCAGATGGGGTACCCGCTCCACCTTGACTATAAGCAAGCATGGGGTTTAACCCAGCTTTTTTCATATCTTCAACCGCAGTTTGATACTGGGTTTCACGCATACGCTCCTGAAAGTTCATTTGCGCACGTGCTTGTTCAGCACTAGCCGCATTAGCGGCTTGTGCTATATCCCAATTCTTTTGATTAGTTTGTTGCTGGCCAATAAAACCTAAAACGCCACCAACAGCTCCACCTAATGATAGTCCGCCAAACATATCAGAAATGATCTATTAAGCCGGGTACACTGTACAACGGCATTGGACGTGCTTTTTTACAATCAAAAAAGCTATCAAAAATAAATTGTTTACCATTCGCAGAAGCACCTACAGCCACAATACGATCAACTGGTGGCGTATCTTGAATAAAAGTATTATTCAAAGTAGGTAATGCCGTAAACCGTTGAGCAAGATGCCAAGCATCAATAGTGCCAGCAGCAGTAGAACGAAAAAGACCAGAAATACGGCTGGGATAATAACGATACTCTGCCCACCGTTCTTGATAACCAAATACAGAATTATCATTGCTATCGCCACGTACATAAATCTCCTTATTGAGGACGGCCTGTTCGCCTAAGGTTGCAAATGCAGGGAAATAAAAATCATATCGTGTTGATCTAGACCACATACGTGCAAGCCCTTGCTGATACGTAAGATCAGCACGTACAGAAACTAAACCAATAATCACTCCA